GAGTAAATCCTCTGTCTTGTGTAGTTTTTACCGTAACCCCATTCATTTCACCTGTGCTAGTGCTTATATTTATCATTGTTTAGCCCTTATTACTTTTCCAACTCTATATTCATCCGTTGTTTCTTTAGCTTCTCCTAATAGCTTGGCTTCAGTCAAGGCTTGTGTAAATCTCTTTTCATAAGTAGCAATTAAATCATTTTCACCTTTCATAAAAATATAAGCCTCTACTAAACTTCCATACAATAAAGCATATGGCGTATTTTCACTTAACCAAGTGGTTCCCGAATCTGCTCCCGCAGTAATGCTCGCCGGTCTGTAATAATAATGCAACTCTACTGCATATCCACTATTTGGAGTAGGTCCTATAATAAAATTATCAACATCATAAACGGCATAGTATTTAGGATTTCCTGTTGTAGCAGGATTAGGATTGTAACTTTGCACATAATCTGCGTCTTTTAACTCTAAAAAAACTTGTTCACTACTTGAATTAGTAAAAGATAAAGAAAACGATGCTAAATAATCTGTAGGAACGGCTAAATACTTATTTCCAGAGGTCATACTGCCACTAGCGTTTTTTCTAAAAAGACTTAACTGAACACTTTTTAATATTCTTTCTTCAGAACCTTTAATAAAGTTATTAAGATTAGAAACAAAAGTAGTGTCCGTATTTTCTGTATAATCTTGTATGGCTGTTTTTAAAGTTGCAAATGTAAAACTCATTAAACCTCCACCGTTACAGAACCAACTTGACCAAAACTTTTAAGTTCAACAAAAGGATTTATTTCAACTATTTTAACTCCAACATAAACATCTAAGGGCTCTATTCTGTCAGGTCTAGGGTTTTTTAAAGCTTGTGGATCAGACACTTTTTTACGAGGGTGCAATTGAGGTTGCTTTGGCTCAAATTCATCATACCCCACAATCATTCCCGTCCATTCTTTTCTCATGCGATGTAATGGATATCTAAAACCAGACCTGTCTGATATTCCAAATGCTTTTTTTCCTGCGGCAAATTTACTCATTTAATTTATCCGATAATAATCTAAGCTAGGAGCTACATTAAACGAAGCTCTGTCTCTATCTTCTGTCATGGCTCTATCTAGTTCTTCTTCATAAATAGCCTTTAACAATTGAATTCTATTAGGAGCTTTTTTTATAGCAATGTAATACGATAACCCTGCGGCTAAACATGGATAAAATCTAAAAGGAACCTCCATAGTATTTGTAAAGGTATCTGCATCATCTATTCTAACCAAACGATCAAAAATTATTTGATCCGTAGAATTCTCAGGTGCAGGAAACACCTTCAAAGAAGGTGTTATTTGACGATCTAAAAAGAATTGTGATGGTCTTCCCGTTTGTGATTTTACGGGAACATTTAAATACTCATCTCTACTTAATCTTTCCATTCCAAAATCAGTAGAACTTCTTCGCAACACCGCCGATAAAATATCAATAGTGCTTGCATCTAAAGAGTAAGCAGTCGTATCAGCAACCATAGTAACGGTAGTTTGAGCTATTGTCCATTGATTTAAACCTCGATTTGCCCAATCTGCTAATAAAAGATTTAAAGACCTTTTAGCTGTTCTTAAATCATAACCGGTTCGAGATTCAATACCACATCTTTCAAATGCCTCTTCAATATAATCAGAAACATCTAACTCAAAATTTTTAGAGCCTGAAACAGCCATGTGTTATCCTTTATCTTTTTTCATCATACCACCGCCACGCATTTTCATAGGTTTCTTCATCATGCCTCCACCTCTCATTTTTTTAAGGTCTTTTGCTCCTTTTCCATCGGCTGCAAAAGCAGGAACTTTTTTACCGTCTACCATAACCATGTCTAAAGAACCGCCCTCTTTCATTTTCATAGGCTTTTTCATCATGCCACCGCCACGCATTTTAACGGGTTTCTTCATCATGCCACCGCCACGCATTTTAACGGGTTTCTTTTTCACCATACCGCCACCCCGCATCTTTTTAACAACTCCTGCATTTCCTATTTTAACTCGTGATCCTATTGCCATTTTTTACCCTTTCATAAAGTTTTTTTCTAATATTAAAAGCTTGTTTATCAAAAAGTTCACTTTTAAAGTAAGTTTCATAATAACCCAATTTTTCTATGCTTTCTGAAGCCTCTTGCAATTTTGTTAATCGTTGTACAAATATCATAGCATATTTATCACTAACAATTGGTTCAAAATCAAAAGAATGCTCTTCTAGTGCTTCATTATCTCCTATTTCTTCAGGATGAAAACCCATTAACCAAATATCTTTTTGAATAAAAAACCCATCTGATATTGCTTGATTTAAAGAGTCTAAATACTCGTGAAAAACATCTGGATTTTTTTCATATAACGTATCCACCAAAATAACCACATCTACATCATCTGTAAATTTAGAAATAAGACTATATAAAGACTGATAATGTTTTTCGTGTTTAAAAGAAAAACTAACTTTTTTATTATTCCACGTTTGTTTAGCAAAAGGACACGCCGGTAAGTTATTAAAATTTTTGTTTTTCTTTTCCAAAACTTTATCCGACCAAGACCTTATCTCTAATAAGATGCTTTTTTCTTTTTCACTGTAAAAATTTATATTCATGTGTACGTTGTTTTTTTTCTTCTGTCCGATAAAATTGCACCACATCCACGATTAAATTTACTAATAGCACCGCCTTTAGAAGCTTTTACTACCGCTTTTTTTGTATTTTTTACAACTTGTTTTCCCTTTGCTCCTTCTCTTTTTTTCTTCTTGGCTGTGGCTGCTCTTTCTTTTTTACTTAAACTAAGTGCCTTAGAACGAGGTAAACATCTATCTGGATTCTTTTTATCTTTGGATGTTCCACATTCACCTTTAATATTACCTTGACTATCTATTCTTACCCAATCTTGTTTTAGCCATTCTTTTAACTGTCCCATTAAGCTTTTCTCTTTCTTTTTTTACTTTTTTTAGCATAATTAGGGTCTTTACAATACTTGGAAGCCGCTAAATTAGCATAAGCAGAGGGGTAGGTATCAAAAGTTCTTTTTGCCCAAGCTTTTCCTTCTGGACAAATTTTACCTCCTGATTTTGTTTTTTTAGAGGAAACAGAACCTCCTTTTCCTAAATGAACTATTCTTTTTTGAGTTATTCTTTTTCTTTTAATCATAACCTCACCATTTTACTTTATCTGCCCAGAACGCTGCTGAACTAGGTCCTTTTGCTATATTTTTACCATGACGAGCTTTAAACGATTTTCTTTTTGCTTTCATACGATCAGACTCTCCTTTTTTAGGTTTTCCTGAAGTACCTTTTAAAGTGCCAACTTTTTTTCCTTGTTGCCCAAAACGTATTATTTTTTCTTTTCCATCAAAACACGCTTTTACTATGTGCGATTTTTTTGGATGTTTAGGAGTCCTTCTTGGTTTATTACAAGGCATTCTACTTTTATCAACTTTTACCCTGCTCGCCATTAAATACTCCTAATTCATTAAGAAAAGAACGCTGTTAAAGAAGACATATGTGTTTGAGTGTATGTTATGTAACCTCCATTATTAAATCTTAAACCCGAATCTGGAATGTCTGGATAAGAGTTAGTATTAGCAGAAGAAACCGTGTTATATTGCATACGAATGGTTCCCGTACCAGAACCTTCACGAAAAGTCATGGTTCCCG